ATCGGGCTACTCCCTGCCCATGCCAACACCGTTGGTCGCTACCTCGGCTACCTCCACTCGATCGGCATCCCCGATGAGGCGGTCGGCCACTTCGCTGATCAATACTCGGCCCGTCTGCGCAACTGGCGCACCGAGACCATCGCCCGCACCGAGACCATGCGGGCCACGCATGCCGGACAGGTCGAGGGCTGGGTCCAGATGGCCAACCAGGGCGTCCTCCAGCGTCGCCGTACCCGGATGGAGTGGATGGTCACCGAAGATGATCGGCTCTGCCCCTACTGTGCCGTGATGGATGGAGTTCAGGTGGAGCTTGGCCAGATGTTCGTGGCCACCACTAAGGGGTTTCCTCAGGGGAAGCCAGATGTTTCCACTCCTGGTTCCCAGCGATTGCGCTGGGGACCCATCCGTCCAGACCCTGCGTCGCAACCTCGGGATGAGCTGGGTCGCTTCCTCCCTTTCTTCAAGCGAGACCCCTCCTTCTCCCTCGATGGTAAGGAGGTCCCGCTCAAGCGGCCGACAGTCGTTCCCCACCCCCCTTTGCACCCTCAGTGTCGCTGCACGATAGTCCTGCGGTTCACCGATGATTTGACATCCCGTCGCTGAGCGACTAATCTCAGTGTTGCACTTCGAGAGACAAGGAGGTTGGAGTGCAGAACACAGACACGGTCTACCGCTCTCCCGACGGACGGGTCGAGGTTTACTCCCGGCCCGATGGGACCTACGGAGTCAAGACCACCACCAAGGCCAACACCTTCGGCGAGGTAACCGCCACCATCGGGTACCTCAATCTCGATCAGCTCACCGAGCTGGCTGAGGCTCTCACCAAGGAAGTAGCTGCCGCAGAGGCCTACTACTTCGGGATTCAATGATGAGCTTCTACTTCGTCAACATCAAGCAACTTCGCCGGGGAGCAACATGGCCCTCCGGTGACCCCCGGATGTGTACTTCCTGCACAGTCGAGGAGGCCCACGAGCTGCGCCGTCGGCGCAACCAGGCGGTCGTGGTAGCGGACCTCCGTCACCGGGGCACCCAGTTCCGGGTCCCCGTCGGCTACTGCGAGGACCACATCCCCGAGACCCTGGAGGTCCCAGCGTGATCACCAAAATCACTCTGCTCTGTTATGTATCCGACTGCGACCGTCCGGCCACCACCCGGATGACCTGGCCTACTCGTGACGGATCGAGAACCCTTCTCCTCTGCGACGAGGACGCTGTCCACTACCACTCCATCGCCGGAGACCATGTGGTGTTCTCGGAGCTGAGCGAGGAGGAGCGGGTCAGGGAGACGACATCATGAAGACCATGAAGACCGAGTACACCGAGTATCGCATCATGATCAAGCCACCCAACGGGAAGCGCTTCGAGATGGCTGGCATATCAGGCAACCTGGCCACCGCTCGTCGTCGTGTCGAAATGTGGCAACGCCACTCTCCCGGCTGGACGTATCGGGTCGATGCCCGAGACGTTGTCAAGCAGACCGGACCCTGGAAGGAGGTCAAAGATGCTTCTTGACACCAAGACCGCCGTGCCCACCGCCGAGCGAGACGACTTCGCCTGGCTCGGGTCGGGCAACACCTGGCTCCCCGAGATGGAGGCCATCACCGAGGCTGAGCTGGTCACCCGGACCAAGTGGGGGACCTTCTCCCCCGAGTACACCGGCTATGCCCAGGTCTACCTCACCCCCGAGGATCGTGAGGATCGCAAGATCACCTCGATCCACTTCTTCCTCTTCCACGACGGAACGGGAGTGGCCTATCGGACCAACTACTGGGCTGCCTACTACCAGATGGAGGGGCGTGACTCTGAGAGGTTCCCGGAGGTCGACCTCCCCGCCATCCAGTGGTACCGGTTCGCTCGCTGTCATCACCAGTTCACCGAGCGGCTCATCGGCAACTGCCTCCACGAGTACACCTGCACCCTGTGCGGGTTCGTGGACGTCATCGACTCAGGAGACTGATATGAACAAACCACTACCCACCCAAGTCGCTGCGGACATCTCCCGGCTGGCCAACTCCTTCTCAGAGGACGATCTCAACCTGGTGGCCGAGCTGCTGGTCAACGAGCATCGGACCCTCCAGCAGAACATCATGAGGGGTCTCGTCTGGCCACTGCTGGTGGCCTGGTCCGAGGACTTCGACGCCGATCGATACGACGCCCGCAACGAGGCCACCGTCAAGCTGGCTCACGACATCATGACCTCTGTTCCCCGAGCAGCCCTCCCAACGATATGAGAAGCAAAGACATCATCCTGGGCGAGGAGTACGCCTACCAGAGAGGGAAGTACTACCCAGCTCTACGGGTTCGGGCACTGGCCATCGGGTTACCACGACGCACGAGCAGCTATGGGTATGGGTCCACCACCCGCGATGGAGTGCAGGTTATGTTCCTCGATGAGGCGAGAGGTCCTCTCCAGGCTAAGGGAACCCTCAAGGTCGTTCCCCCCGCTCACATCACTCGCCCCTGGTCAGAGCAAATCCCGATCAACGAGACCCGGGAGAAGGCCAGGATCGAGGCGGAGGCCAAGGTGAAAGCCGAGCTGGCCTGGCGACAGAAGATGAAGGAACGGCTCCAGGACCCGATGTTCGCTGACATCGTGGATCAGGTGATCGTGAGGGGTCACTCGGTTGTCTTCCAGGACGAGGCAGCAGACTTCATCGTGAACGCTATCGAGGAATGGCTGACGTGAGACGACTCCAAGACCCGAACGACCTACGGCTCCTACTGGCAATCTCCCTGTTGGGGGCCGGGCTGCTGGCCGCTGTCGCCCTGTCGATCCTCCTCTGGGTGACGTCATGATCGCCGTCGAGGACTTCGTCTACTGTGACTTCTACGACGATGTCCATGCCGACGAACCCGATCCCTATGGGGAGAGTCCTGTCAGGGAGCGGCCAGCAGACATGACTGAAGCCGGTTGGTCCTGGACCACTCGACCTCCCTATGGGAACGCTCGCTACTGGTTCTTCACCTGTCCCGGTCCGCACTACAAGCTCTGGAAGGGGAAGGAACTCCGATGAGGCTGGTACTGGAGCAACCCTGCGAGGCGCATGGTTGGGCGTTCTTCCACCACACCTGCGGCGAGAGAGAGTGTCGGCACATATTTGACGAGCACCTTCCCTGTCCATGGTCTCGCGAGATCATCGACCTGGACCATTTACCCGACGAGATGGTGGTGGCTCTAGCCAAGTTCAAGTATCAGGGCAACGACAAAGACGAGGCGCATTGGTGGGGGCTGCTATCCGACCGAGGCAGAGAGGTTCGTCTAGACGAAGCTCGGGATTTGCTGCGGGCTGCCCTTTCGGCCCTCTACATAGAGCGGGGTTCCACCGGCTGAGGGGGTCTGGGCCACTACTCTCTCCTCCCATGGAGGAGAACCCCTTCGTCGACTTCCTGGTGCTCAATGCCCTGTCCTCCCACTCCAGTCGAGGGGAGGAGGAGCTGATCAATGCCGGGCAGCACTTCCTCCTGGTGCGACTCTTCTACGAGCGATCGGCCGGGGAACTCTCTCGTGACCGCTTCGAGGAGCTTTCACACGAGGCCTGGGTGACCTTCGTCCAATCTTCCCTTCAGGCCTACTACACCTGGCTGCTCGAAGTTGCTGGTGCTCCCTCGGCCGAAGCCTTCGAGGAGCTTCTCTCTGACTCCTTCGAGGAGTTCAGCCATTACTCGGATCATCTCCGGGAAGAGATCGAGCGTCTGGGCATATTCACCTAAATCCTTGCATGATGGTTGCCCAGGCGTTATACCTATCCTTGCCACGAGGGTGCTTCTCTCCTTCCTCCCCCTTGGTGGTGTCGGGTAAGGGCCTGGTAGGAACTTAGGGTTCGGCGTCCTACCAGGCCCGTCTCTCCATCTGGGGTATGCTCTCGTTCACGAGTACCACGAGTGCCGTCAACCTGCTCGGCCTTGGAGAAGTCTGGTGACTGACGACATTCAGAAGAGACTCGGGATTCGGGCTGCCACCAACGAGCTGGGCAAATCCGGTCTCCAGCATTTCAGTGGTGTCCTTTACGAGGAGTTTCTCCCGCAGCTCCAAGGGGATCGCGGCCGGAAGGTCTACCGAGAGATGATGGAGAACTCTCCAATCATCGGGGCAATGCTCTTCGCTGTCGAGTCTCTCCTCCGGTCTGTCGAGTGGAAGGTCCAGCCTGCCTCGCTCGAACCTGCCGACCTCGAAGCGGCCGAGTTCCTGGAGCAGAACATGGACGACATGGAGAACACCTGGGAGGACTTCATCTCCGAGGTCCTCTCCATGCTCCCCTATGGGTGGTCCTACTTCGAGCAGGTGTACAAGCGCCGTCGAGGCCCCGATGCCAAGCCCTACTCCAAGTTCGACGACGGGCGCATCGGCTGGCGCAAGTTCGGTCTTCGTGCTCAGGACACCCTCTATCGCTGGGAGATCGACGAGCACGGGGTCATCAAGGGCATGTGGCAGTACCCGATCCCCTCCACCCCCTATGGCCCCAGGATGGCTGACGTCACCTTCATCCCCTCAGAGAAGGCGCTTCACTTCCGTACCACCTCGGTGAAGAACTCCCCCGAGGGACGGTCCATCCTCCGCTCCTCGTATCGGCCCTGGTACTTCTCGAAGAAGATCGAGGAGATTGAGGCGATCGGCATCGAGCGCGACCTGGCCGGTCTCCCCATGGCCAGAGTCCCGATCGAGTTGCTGGCCAACGATCGCACCGACGACCAGACCGCCACCTACAACTACCTCAAGGACATAGTCACCAAGACCATGCGTGACGAGCAGGAGGGCATCCTCTTTCCCCGAGTGCTCGACGAGAACGGCAACGACCTCTTCGACTTCGAGCTGCTCTCCACCGGTGCCCGGCGCACCTTCGACACCGGGGCCATCATCCAGCGCTACATGCAGCAACAGGCGATGACCATCATGGCCGACTTCATCCTCCTCGGTCACGAGAACGTCGGCTCCTTTGCCCTCTCCTCTGACAAGACCGAACTCTTTGCCGTTGCTCTCGGGGCGTGGCTCGACTCGATCGAGGAGACCCTCAACCGCTGTGCCGTCCCCACCCTCTTCGAGCTGAACGACTTCGCTGTCACCCAGCACCCTCAGCTCCGACACGGGGACATCGAGAAGCCGGACATCCAGCAGGTCGGGGCCTACATCACCTCCCTGGCTGGGGCAGGAGCCATGCTCTTC